GGTTGGATGCAAGACCCAACATATGACATGAATGACTTCCAAGGTCGTGAAATGCTTTTCCCAAAACGATGGGTTACGATTGGCGTCCTAAGTTCTGATACGAGGGTTACAGTATGACAATTAAATTAATTACACTCAAATCTGGCCAAACACTCATTGCACAAACTGATTGCGTTGATGAAAAAACAATTTCATTGAAAGAACCTGTGCAAGTGATTCTGCAAAATACACAACAAGGTCCGATGATGGGTTTCGCACCCTTCTTAGATTATGCTGAAGAATTTTTGACCGGCATTAAAATTTCGATGGACAATGTTTTGTGCCTGAACACTCCATCAACAGAGTTGGCAAATCAATACAATAAAGTCTTCGGTAGTGGTATCCAAATTGCCTCTGCTATTCCAAAACTCTGATATAATCTATGAATGACTAATCAATATTATACCCATGTTCTAAACTTCGGTAATTACATTTTTTATCGAGGCATCAAAGACGGTCGGAGAGTAAAACTAAAAATAGAATACTCTCCGACTTTGTATTTTCCCACAAACAAAAACACCGAATGGCGTTCTTTGCAAGGAGATGTTCTCGAGCCAAGAAAATTTGATTCGATTCGTGAAGCAAAAGATTTCATACGACAATATGAAGAAGTTCAAAACTTCAGAATGTTTGGCAATACTCGACTAGAATATGCATTCATTGCTGAAACACAAAAAGGCGACATCGATTGGGACATGAATGACCTAGATGTTGCCATCATCGATATTGAGGTCGGTTCAGAGAATGGATTTCCTGAACCAAGTGATGCAAACGAACCAATTACTGCGATTGCTATTCGCAGACTCAATGGTGGTATGACAGTTTATGGTTGTGGTGAATACGAAAACAATCGTGATGATGTTCGATATGTCAAATGTGATGATGAATATTCTTTGTGTAGAAAATTTCTGACTGATTGGCAAGAGAACACACCAGACATCATCTCTGGTTGGAATATTAAGTTCTTTGATATTCCATATTTGCACAATCGTTTCAATCGTATTCTTGGTGAAGCCATGACAAAGAAACTTTCGCCATGGAATGTGATTGCAGAAAGAGAAAAATTAATTAAAGGAAAAAAACAAATTGCGTATGATATTTTTGGCGTATCTTGTTTGGATTATATCGAACTCTACCGCTGGTATGCTCCCTCTGGCAAGTCACAAGAATCCTACAAACTCGACCATATCGCCTCTGTTGAACTAGGCACAAACAAGATTGATTATTCTGAGTATGACAATTTACACCAACTCTATAAACTCAACTATCAAAAGTTTATTGACTATAACATCAAAGATGTGGAACTTATCGTTGAACTAGAAGATAAGTTGAAACTGATTGAGTTGGCTGCCACTCTGGCGTATGACACAAAGACCAACTTTGAAGATGTGTTCGCACAGACAAGAATGTGGGACTCAATGATTAATTGTTATTTGATGGAACGAAAAATCATTGTGCCGCCAAAAGAACGCAAATTCAAAGAGTCGGCCTTTGAAGGTGCATATGTGAAAGAACCACAAGTTGGCAAACACGATTGGGTTGCATCATTCGATTTGAATTCTCTGTATCCGCATTTAATTATGCAATACAATATTTCGCCAGAGACATTGATTGAACCGAGTGAGTATACGCCAACGATGAGAAAGATTCTTGAGCAAAACATTAATGTAGAAAAACTTTTGAATCAAGAAATCAACTTCAAAGAGTTTGGTTTACAAGACGCAACAATCACACCAAATGCACAATTCTTTCGTACCGACAAACAAGGTTTTCTTCCTAAGATGATGGAAGAAATGTATGAAGACCGAAAGAAGTTTAAGAAGTTGATGATTAAGGCGCAACAAGAGTATCAAGTAGAAAAGAACGAACAAAAGAAAAAAGAATTAGATAAACTGATTGCACGATACAACAATCTACAACTCGCAAAGAAAGTTTCATTGAACTCGGCATATGGTGCAATGGGTTCACAATACTTTCGTTTCTATGATTTGAGAGTTGCCTTGGCAGTTACACTTGCTGGTCAATTGTCAATTCGTTGGATTGAAAAGAAACTCAATCAGTTTATGAACAAATTATTAAAGACGGAGGAAGATTATGTTATTGCATCCGATACTGATTCAATCTATCTCAGGCTTGGCAACTTGGTTGACAAAGTTTTTTCTGATGAGAAAGATTCGAAGAAGATTATTGCTTTTATGGACAAAGTTTGTGAGGAGAAAATTCAACCGTTCATCGACAAGAGTTACGAAGAACTAGCTGAGTATGTTCATGCCTTCTCACAAAAGATGCAGATGAAACGAGAGGCACTCGCAGACAAAGGTTTGTGGACTGCAAAGAAACGATATGCATTGAATGTGTATGACAACGAAGGTGTGGTTTACAATGAACCAAAACTCAAAGTGATGGGTCTAGAGATGGTGAAATCTTCTACGCCATCAGTCATTCGTGAAAAGATGAAAGAAGTTTTAGAGTTGATGATGACTGGCACAGAAGATGATGTGCATGACTTTATTGAAAACTTTAGAGTTGAGTTTATGAAATTGCCTGTTGAAGAAATTTCATCACCGAGAGGCTGCAACGGCATTACAACCTATTCTGATTCGGTAACATTGTATAAGAAAGGCACACCAATACATGTCAAAGGTGCCATTCTCTACAATTTCAATTTGAAAAGACTTAATCTAGAGAAACAATACCCACTCATCAAAGAAGGTGAGAAACTAAAGTTTATCTATTTGAAGATGCCGAACCCAATCAAAGATACGGTGATAAGTTTTCCTCAAAGACTACCAAAAGAATTTGACATTCAACCATATATCGATTATGATATGCAATTCGAAAAGGCATTTGTAGAACCGATTCGTGTCATTCTTGATTGCATGGGTTGGAAAACAGAAAAACAAAACTCATTGGAAGATTTCTTTGGATAATATTCGCATCATTGAAACTGGCGTTGATGTTTCTAAAATCAAAGAACAGTTAGAAATGTATCCTGATGATTGGGGCATTCAGACAGATATGGCTCATGCTGACATGTTAGACCCAACAACCAATATTGTAAGTGCAAAAGTCTTACAGTTGGTTGTTGGTGCGGTAACTGATGCCTCACAAGATGCTCGTGATTCAGAACTTTGCATTCCAACTCCTGCTTGTGGTCGCCATACAGAGATACTAAAGTGGGCATGGAAAACTTTTGGTCGTTTTGCCAGATGTGCGTTTCTTGGTTTGCCACCAGGTAAAATTGTTGGGCAACATATCGACATTGGAAATTATTATTTGACCAAAGACAGATATCATCTCTCAATACAAGGTCGTTATAGATATACAGTAGGAGAAGAATCCGTAATTGTAGAACCAGGAACATTTCTTTGGTTCAATAACAAGTTGCCTCACGGCACAGAAAATCTTGGTGATGAAATGCGTATTACATTTGTAATTGATGTTCTTCACGGTCCTGATAATCCATGACACAAGTATATCTACCTTTTTTAACTGCAATTGCTTTGTCGGCAATTGCTGCATTCTATTCTGTGATTGGTCTTGCACAAATATTCCCTGGTTCTTTTTGGCCAATTGTTATTATGGGAACAGTATTAGAGATTGCAAAGTTGGTAACAGTTTCTTGGTTGTATAACAATTGGAGTGTTACTGTTCGTGCAATGCGTTATTATTTTAGCATTGCAGTTGTTCTGTTAATGCTCATCACCTCGATGGGCATTTTTGGTTATCTCTCAAAGGCACACTTAGATTCAAATGTATCACTCAATGCAAACTCTGTTCAAATTAAAACAATCGAATCACAAGAGAGAATTGCACAAGAACGACTTTCATATCTTCTAAAGAAAGCAGGTGAAGACCCTGAGAAAATTTCTCGCAGAACAGACCAGGCAATCCAAGAAACGCAAGCAGAGTTAAGAAGATTGACTGAACAAAAGTTGCCATTGTTGAGAGAAGAAAATGCATTGGCGGCAGAGATTGGTCCTATTAAGTATATCGCCGAAATGCTCTATGACGAAGAAGACCCATCGTTCATAGATAAAGCAGTAAGAGCCGTAATCATTGTTATCATTGTTGTATTTGACCCACTTGCCATTCTTCTTCTCATTGCTTCACAACAGACATATCGCAATATAAAAAGAGAAAAAATAGAACCAGAAATAAAAAAGGCAAAGAAAAAGAAAACACTTGACACACCCAACGGTCCTAGTTTAGAATCGTTCTTTGTAGATAAGAATACTGAAGTTATACCAAAAGACAAAATTACCCGATTAGATGGAGGTTCATTTTAACATGTCATTACTCGACAAACTGAAAAAGAATACAACAATTAAAGATAGTTCTATTCTTGCTAAATCAAAATTCTTTAATGAGAAAGATGTAATTCCAACCGATGTGCCAATGATTAATGTGGCACTTTCCGGTTCATTAGATGGTGGTCTTGTGCCTGGTCTTACGATGCTTGCAGGTCCATCGAAACACTTTAAGACTGCATTTGCTTTGTTGATGGCATCTGCATACACAAAGAAATACAAAGATGCAGTCATTCTGTTTTATGATTCAGAGTTTGGCACTCCTAAGAAATACTTTGAAACATTTGACATTGATATGGACCGTGTTCTTCATACACCAATTACTGATGTTGAACAATTGAAACACGATATCATGGCTCAGTTGAACGAACTTGGCAAAGATGACAAAGTGATTATTGTGCTTGATTCAATTGGTAAT